TTCCATCTGAACTAGTGGCCGAATAATCTCATTATGCAGTATGCGACTCCGGCACCGAATCCTCCGGAACTTGTGACGATAGCGGCAATTCTGTACCGATATTGCCTCTTGGCATTTCGTGCATCTCTCTGACCACCTGGATAATGTTTGTCAAACCAGGCACGCCTATCATTGTCGTAAATACTACTAGAAGGTATATGTCCGACTGGCGTATTACTTGCTGGTATATTATTCCGGACAACCCTACTAGGAATAGAATCAAATCTTTCAGAATTGCTAGTTTCTTCATTGTTCATCACAGCCTCACAGCCTCACAACCTACTAATACAGATATAAAAGCAGGGGGCCTAGGCCCCCCACTCTTAAAACTCAAAATCATCGGTTGGTGTGTCATCTATAGGTGCGGGTGTAGTCTTTCGCTTTTTAGCGGATCTAGCGGATCGCTGTCGAGGCGTCGTCAGGGTAGATCCATCCGTCGTACGGGCAGAAGAGCTTACCTCGGTTGGTGCTTCTGAGAGGCTCTCCGTCGTTAGGGCAGGCGGTAGGGGGTCTTGCGTCGGCTGCTCTTTTGATGATTTCTCGCTCTGCGAGGATTGAATATAGTCCCCACCAACTAATGGTGATTCACCCCCTTCATTCGCCTTATTCAAACTTTCCAACATTGGCCGGCTGGCCAACATGTCCATCAATTCTTTGTCGCTGTATGACTCGCCACCGTGGCGTGTAATTTTTGCCATTGCATACCCTCTTAGGCGTTTGGTTGCGCCAGCAGATCAGGGCGTCGTGCAATCTTTAGACCGCCAGCGATGTAAATAACCCCGCCAAGAATGGTGCCACCCGCGCCGGGGTCTGCAATGTTCACAGACAACCATTCAAAACCGGCAGACAGTGAAGCCGCCTCAACATCGAAATACCAAAAGCCTTGATGCGTGGCGTACGTCGCACCGGCAACAGTGACGGTAGATCCGGCTGCTTGAACCGTCTCATTCCACGTCTCTGTGCCCAGCAGGGGAGAGGCAACGCTCTTACGGTAGAACGTTGTAACACAAGAAAGTGCCTGTGACGTACCACCCGTGTTTGCATTGTGCTCTTGCAACGCAATGACAACATCGTCAACACCTGCCGATGCCGCATTCTTGAGCAGGCAGACACCAAGTGTCTCATAGTTGCGCATATGAATGCGCTTCCCAGTATTCGCCCCCGCTGCCAAGTCTGCAACAAGGTTGATACCGACACTAATATCAAGCACATTTCCAAGGGACCACATATCTATGTTTCTCCTTTCTCAGGCGAGCTTGATGAATGGGGAAAGAGTAGCCCCACCGTTTTGTGGGGTGATCGCAGAAGCCAACCACGGCCGACCGTCAAGCCGCTCAATAATACGGAAGGCCGTAATGTCATTCTGGAAACGGAACTCTTCCGACTGACGCGCACTCATTGCCTGGCGATCACCAATGAGGTAATAGCCAAAGTCCACAAGGTTCACGTCGCCTGCTGTAGTGACCGCGCGCGCTTTTTCAGAGACGATGATGGGAAGTCCCAACATCGACATGGGCGGCTGTCCAACGCCCGATGGGAAGTTGCCGCCACCGATCCAGATCGCAGCGTTACCAGCGCCTACAGTCATTTGGAGCAAGGAAGGCATGGCATCTGGAGAAATAACCCACGCTGCCCGGTTGAGTGACTGCGGAAGCATCCGGCAATACATCTTGACGATGTCAACCCACTCAACATCAAGGCCACCAGCGTTGCGCGTAACGCTAACCGAGCAAGGTGCATTGAGGAATCCAAGCGGCTCACCAACACCCGATCCAACAAAGAACGCGACGTCCTCAAACCAGGCGATCGCTTCCGGAAGCACTTCTCCCAGGAAGGCCGCAAGACTCGGCTGTGCGTCCCGAATCAATTCATTCGGTACCTCGGTGTATAACGTGAGTTTCTGTGCCTTGAGTTCAACCCTACCGAACTTTGGCTGCGACTCGGTAAGGGTAGCGCCTTCCTCCGACCAGTAACCAACAACGCCACCGAACACGCTGGACACGTTCGACGTGGCGTCAACCGTTGGGAATGGAACAGTCAGCGAATCCATCGGAATGACTCGCGCTCTAGGTCGAACAACCGCACTCTCCAGTGCGGTACGCAACATCTCAGCGCGCAAGACCTCGGGAATGAGGAATCCACCATCACTCGGCTTGACCGAAGAAAGGTCGTTGCTCAGCGAATGCAGTTTGCGAGAGAGTGATTCGTCTTTGTGTGAATGATTTGAGATTGCATGAAGCATCTCCGCCATGTTGTTAAATGCGCCATCGTGCTGCGCGCCAAGGGCGGCCTTGTTGTATACCGTATTCGCCTTGCGAAGTTTTCCACCCATGGTGGGGCTAGCAAGATTCAATCGCTTGGCTTCAAGCTCATCGACTTTGCCACCGTTGTTGCGTAACCAATCGATCATGAACTTTTCAGTCTGTTCGTTCACCTGGTTGGTAATGCCAGGGTCACTCTTGATACGAGCGTTGATACTGTTCTCAATGAATTCACCAAACTGCTTAGGCTCACTCATCAGATTGCGCATGGTCGTACGATCCGTGAGCATTTCCCTGAGCTCATCGGCTGTCTTTGGGATAGCAACCCTAATCGCCATCAATTCACCTTTCCAAGCGCTGTACTGAGTGCCTCGATCATGTTGTCGAGTGCGTCATCATCTGAAATCATTGCGGGTGTTGGCGCATTGCGCCTACCAGGGTATTTGAATCCGCGATTCGCTACCTTGTGTGGCTTTAACATCAACGCTTGCAGTTCTTTATCGATCCCGTCCGAGGTATCTTCCTCCGCGTCTACCTCGACTGAATCGTCTTGATCCGGTTCACCCTGATCAGGTGCCGTTCCGCCGTCATCTTGGTCTGGCTCTGTCGGCTCCATAGGCATCTTGGGCTTTACGTAGATTGAATCCGCAAGACCACATTCAACTGCTTCGGCTGCAAACATCCACGTCTCGGCAAGCATCATTGCGCGCCAACTGTCAGGCTCACCACCTGCCTTAGACGAATACACAGTGGCAATGTTGTCACTCTGCTTGTCCAGGAAATCAGCCATCGCTCGCATGTCACCAGCGTTACCCATTTCCATGCCAGCGGCATCGTGGATCATTAGTTGTGAACCAACCATCATGATGCATTCATCACCTGCCATAGCAATGATGGACGCGGCACTAGCGGCTAGCGCGTCGACATACGTAGTTACATATGCGTTGTGTGATACTAACGCGTTGTAGATTGCGATAGCATCAAATAGTGACCCGCCGGGCGAATTGATGCGCACATTGATACGTGGCGTTGTGATCGCATTTAATTCCTGCACAAATTCATCAGCAGGAATACCGCACCAGCCACCGATTTCATCATAGATATAAACGTCGGTAGATTCTCCGTCATCGCTGGCTTGATTCTTGATTGTGTACCAAGTCAGACGGATATCTGAGATCTCTTGAGCCAGTCGAGGATTGGTAGCCTTGACTTTGTCAATAATCTTAGACCGAGTATTAATCAATACTTTCTGTGCCCTGTCAGGTTTCATCCATCCCCCTTTCTATACGCGAATCAATGGCCGTTTGCGCCGTGCACTGGGCGGTGTGTTCGGATCAGCAGGTTCAGCAGGCTCTACCGCCGGTTGTCCAGAAGCGGGTTTAGTGGCTCCTACAAAGCGCATAGCAGGCAGGCCCATTGCAGCCGCTACGTCCTCGGGATCATATCCTGCCGTTACCAGTGCTTGCGCTGATTTAGCCTGACTGTCACGTTCGGCGTTTACTTGGTCGTGATTCTTTGGCGTTGGATCATCAAAGTCCAGCACCAAAGCTTTGCCGTTAGCAAACTTCGGCAATAGATACTGGTTGATTACATCTTTCCACCGCTCAAGGCGCGGAATCGTTTGATTCTCGGCCATGATTTCCTTGCCGGCTTCTGCATTAGCACGGTTAACATCATCGACCGTACCTAGCATAGGCTTAGGGAATGCAAACGCTTCACGAATCAATTCCCTTGGAAGATTACGCAATTCAGCGAACTGCATATCTTCCATTGAAAATTTGGTATCAATCCAGTCTGCATTTTCAAGCACTGCCACGCGGTGAGCATTAGCTACGCCTTGATGTTGCTGGCGCCAGCGATCAATGAATTGTTTGAACTCATCGTCACCCATGCGGTAGTCAATCTTAATGACTCCACCTGGTTGCGCACCATTGATAAAGAAATTCTTGTTCCACTCAGCCGCGTACTTTGCCGCATCGATATCATTCAGCACTGATTGCACAGGCCCCATTCCGCGATAGGGGTCTGCTGGATTTGGTAACTTGATGTGAATTACTTGCTCTTTAGATAGCGGAACTTCCTCGCCGTCTGGAGAGCAATACATATACCCAGTAAGGAATTTGGTCGGATGCTTGACCGGCTTGATTCTATCCGGCCGTACTGGCCACATTTCAACAACAATATTACCAACCATATTAAGAACAATGATACCTTCGCCAACCAAGTCAAGGTGTTGTTGCACTGTCTCGCGGAACAACCTACCTGTATAGAACTCATTGGGCTGATTCCACACGTCCAAAAATCCGTGCGTCAATACTTCCTGGCGCCTGGACTCATCACGCACAGAGGTTTTTCGGTACAGTCGCCAAGGAGTCTTGGCGAATGCATTACCTACCTGACTCACAATTGCAAACAGCGTGCCAACACTACCGTAAGCATCATACGCACGTTGGGCATTGGTATTGATTGGATCGGTACCCGATGAAAGACTAGCGCCACTGGAAACGTAAGGAACCGGTGCGTCATTTCTAACAGTGCGAAAAGAGGTAGCAACTTTGTTTACCAAATTCTGCATTTAATCACCTCCTATCGCAGCATGGGATCACGTGTTGCTGGCGGTGTAGGCGAGTCAGCCGTAGTGAGCCACGACAACGTGAAGCACGACAAACCCGCAACCACGAAACCTGCCGCGAGGCTAAACGTAAATCCGGCATAAGTCAAGCATGCAAAGCCAGCGACATGCATCAATAATTTAATCGTTGCTTGAAACCATGTTCGAGCGTTCCGTGCTTTGTTCTCTCGCTTACTCATCACCCTAGCAAGCTTGAGCAGAACCACTTCGCCAATCGAGGGCGTATCCATTCCTACAGAAACCACGGCTAGCTCCTTACGCATTCAGTATAGTTACTCGCGCTTTGCCTTTATAGTCCAAAAACATTGTCATATAGCGATCGCAGTCTAGCCCATGGTCGTCACGCTTTACGGGCTCATCTTGTTTGCGCCCATTAGTGTCAACTTTCCACACATACGAACCATATTCCTCTTGTGTACAAGTTGGTAATAGCAATTCTGCTAAGTGATTGTCACGCTCAACCAGTGCATCAGCCATGAGATAAAACTGGGCCAAACCATCATCATCAAGGCGTAAACGTTCTTTGTGCGCATCAATACCATCATTGACATTCTTAATGGCTGTAACTGTGCCAAGTCCTGTAGCTTTCTCGAAAGTACGTCTGCCTTCCGCGTCGTGGTCACAAATAATAGATATCGGCATTGGTTCATTCCACACAATTGATTCTTGTGTGCGCTCTACCTTATTGAAATGGTCGTACCACGTTTTTACTTCCTTGCGTGTAACAATATCCATAATCGTCTGTGCATGCTCTGCTACTGTGCGACCAGTCATGTATATTTCTCGATACATGTACAATTCATTGTCCGGACCTAGGGCATAGCATTTGAGCACAAACGGATTCACATAGCCAAAGTCAATACACCAGTACCTAGGCCATTCTTCCGGCAAAGGTAACGGCTTACCATCTTCATTAAATTCCCATGGAAGCACATGGTACGCAGGATCGAATTCTTCATAGATGACACCTTCGGCACTAACCCACAAGCCCAATCTAAGACGCTTGTAACGAACACCTGTGAGTTTGTCAAGAATACCAATGTAAACTTTACCTTGTTTAGTTAACTGCCCTTCATAATCAAATAAGCGAGGATTGTCCTCATGGCGTGACTCAATAAGTTTGCAAGCCTTGTCATTGCACCGCAATTTCAAAGGGTGCTTGTCGCTGCCAGGGTTACAATCCATAACTAATTGCTGAAAGCCGATTGTCCAGTTACGCAATCGAGTCTTAATCATTTCAATATCTTCGATAGTTATTTCTGTTGCTTCCTGCACATAAACAATGTCATATTCTGACGACATGATACGTGTCGGATTATCCAAACCACCAATTGTTACAGTAGAGCCATTCTTATACCGGTACTGTGGCGCTTCCTGCGAGCTACCTCCATAGTAAACAACGGTTCCGGTAGCTAGCGCTTCCTTGACTACAAAATTGCGCCATGTCACAAGGGCTGTAGACCCGAGAGAGCGCAACGTCTTACGTAGAATCAAAGCCCTAACGTTTGGTGTGAGCAGGCAGACCATGTTAATTTTCTCAAGGCATGCTCGACTCTTGCCTGTACCTGCCGGACCAGAGACTAATACTTCCTCATCCCGACATTCAAATACTTCTTTACAGCCTCCCCTAGGCTTATAAATATGCTCATGGCGCTTGCCTGTATGCTTAGTCTTGCTTTGTAGTGTGTTCACCATTTACATTCCATTCAGCCCTAGCAATGTGCAATTCTAACTGCGCACAATCACGCATATCATTGCGCCACCCACAACGTCCTAAGTGGTCTTGCAATGCATTTGTGATTACCGCACAATTAATATTGTGCTGTGCATTAATCGGGCAACCACATTTTCTGCCTTGATGTTCACTCATCGCAACGCATCCATATCTACGCCTTGAATATCAACGGAAAGAGTATCGCCTGTTCCCGAGTCGCCGGAACCCCTATGCAATAGCTGCCCTAGTTCGTTAGCAGCAAGCATTAAGTAGCTTCTAAATTCCCTCGCTGCCATAGCGTCATATCCCGCATCTTTTTCTAAACGCTCTGCAATCTTTTGAATTCGCCATAAACGTTGAAATTTTTGTGTGATCCATAAATCATCAAGCTGTGTAGGAGTAGGTTGTTCTGTAACTTCCGTCTCTTCACTAGTGCGCTCATAATGTTCCTTGGCAATCTTGATAGCATCCATGTTGTTCTCAGCAAACACGCGTAGCTCTTCAACATCGACGTCGTACATCGCTGCTAGCTCACTAGCCGTCCCTGCTCTCAAGGCAATGTCATTGATCAATAGCGCAGCATCGGCAACTGATAGGTTCATCATCCACGAAGTGTAGCACTGTGATAAAGCTCACACTATACATTGAATTATCTATGCTACCCTAAAAGCTTCGCTTGCCTAGCTACGGAGAGATCATGAACAACAACGATGAACGGGACTATTCGGAAGAGCGGGAAAACGCTGCTCTACTAAGGGAGGATGCAGCGGCCGATGCTGGCATCAACGATGAACTCATTTGGGTCATGTACGATCGCTTCGCTTCCCTAGCTGTCGCTAAGTACATGAAAGAGACTGTCAAGTTCCTGCACAGCAATTGGGTTGTGCGTATGGTTGATCTGCATGACGATTCTGTCGCACGGTACGTGATTCAGTATCACATCTAACAGAGATTGAATTAGGCCCCTCAATCGAGGGGTCTTTTTCATGTCCACGTATGAGAGGATTCATTGACGAAAGGGTTGAATTCCGCCATCCCACCAACGCGCAGCATATCCCTCGGACAGTCTTTTATGAAGCGTACACGACGTGGTCTGTTGTCAACGGGTTCCACCAGATGTCGGCCGCTCGCTTCTATGAGTCGTTTGCAGCCGCTGTAGTGGCCGTGAGCGAGTTACCTTTTAGGTCTGCTACTCGTGACGGGGTAAAGGGCTACATTGGCGTAGCGGTCAATTGAGAGGGCATGGGGTGAATGGTGTGGGCCGTGTGGAATCCACAGTGGACATGGAGGGGAATTCATTGGCTATGATGAATGTATTACGTCGACAAAGCATTACTGTAACATTGGCGCCTGATGTATTGCAGGCATTGAATGCTTATTGCAATAGAGTGGGAATCAATAGGTCGCGGGCAATTGAGGAATTCATTGAGCATGCAGTGAATGACTCACATAAGAATGTGGGTATTGATACGACTGATGCATTGTCTGATTGAATGATGATAGGGCAATTGATTGCTGATATTGAGTCAGTGATTGATTGCCCTATATCTATGCGCTCATCGATTGAAGATCATCTAAGTGTAGGTAGAGGGGCGAAAGTGTAGGCGTCCCCTATTGCTGAGCCAGCCATCTCAGATATAAGAGTATGTTTTGCCTACACTTTCGCCCCTCTGTCGCCACTCTGGATAGGTAGTCATCGATATGCATGGGGGTATCAATGTGATTCAATAGATATCAATATGAATGAATTGCATAGATATGCACGAACAATGTATTGTTTTATTGATAACTTTGCGTGACAATGACTCAAAGTAATGAATCACGGAGCGCAACATATCACTCTTTGTGCATGATTACTATGCGTAACACACTACATTTAAATGTATCGATTGAAACATCCAGTGAAGTTTGTCGATTTGTCGAGCCCGCAACATAGACCCAGCCTATTAAAATCCCGTCCACAGTGGACAACACACCATACCCCGTAGGGTATCCGATTCTACACCCAAATTAATATCAGGATTCTACACCCACGCTGACCTGCAATGATACAGAGAGACCATTGATCCGCCTGATTACACCAACGCACAGCGCACAGAAGCCCTATACCAGCACAACAATAGCTATCTACAATGCACTATCGCACTATCCACAGTGGACCAAGCGCAGTATGTTAAAGAAACACAGCCAATTCAAACCCAACATTGAATCGATTAGTGCAAATATTGAAATATAACGCTCAGCAATGATAACAGAAAGTGACGAT